AAAGGTTTGGTTTGGCCGTCAAGGAACTTGGTTCGTAAGTGGAAATCCGGCGAGCGGCACTAATGAGTCATTTTCGGGATTGACTGGCAGCTTGGGACCTTGCGTTAATTTCCAGGGAACATTTGGGTCGGGCACCTTTGAGTTGAACGCAGGCGCTCGGGCATTTGCCTACACCGCACCATCAGGCTTCAAGGCACTCTGCACACAGAATCTGCCAGCCCCATTAGTCACGAAGTCTAATACGGTGATGGATGTGGTGCTTTATACGGGCGATGGTGGAACACAAACTGTTAGTGGTTTGGCTTTTGGTCCCGATTTTGTTTGGACTAAAGTTAGAAACATTGGCTATGGACACCGCGTTTGGGACACAGTTCGCGGTGCGACAAAGCGCTTAGAAACGCACGACACAACAGCGGAAGTTACTGAAACAACTGCTCTCACTGCATTTAATTCTGATGGTTTTACTGTAGGTTCAGAAGCAAATGTCAACCAATCAGGCCGTCCATACGTTGCTTGGGCGTGGGATGCCGGGACATCAACAGTCGCCAATAACAGCGGGTCAATTAGCAGTCAGGTGCGGGCTAATGCAACTGCTGGGTTTAGCGTGGTAAACGTTCCCGGATACACATACCCAACAAAGACCGCCGGTCATGGTTTGGGAGTCGAACCTCATTTCATAATTACAAAAAGCCGTGGTGTTAGTAACCCTTGGATTATTTACCACAAGTCAGCAGGAGCCAATACTTATTTTCAGTTTCATACAGGCGCTGGCTACACAGGTGTCGCTGGTGTATGGAGTGGTGTCACAAGCACTGTGTTCCCACTTAACTCTGGTGTCAACCAACAAACAGACATCCTTGCATACTGCTTCGCCCCAGTAGTAGGGTACAGCAGCTTTGGATCGTATACCGGGAATGGAAGCAGCACGGACAATACTTTCGTCTACACCGGGATGCGTCCACGTTTCGTAATGCTGAAGCGCAGTGACTCCACGGGCAACTGGGTTATCTGGGATGCAGTTCGCAATTCCTACAACGTTGCTAATAGTATTATTTTGCCGAACACGTCAGCTGCTGAGTACAGCCCCGACGCAAAAATCGACATCCTAAGCAACGGCTTCAAGGTTCGGGATAACAGTGGCGACTCCGGCTCCAGCGGTGGCACCTACATCTACGCAGCATTTGCAGAGGCGCCATTTAATTACTCAAGAGCACGGTAGCCCACAAGGGGACACGACTACAATTACACCAATGCCCTAAAGCCATGTTTTTTTTCAACGATCAACCCCTGCAACTAGACGTTGCTTTTGTTGACCCTGCAACAGGAACACAGTACCCAGCTAATTTTTTGCGGTTATCTTCCCCAGAAGAACGTGCTGCCCTGGGAATCACCGAAGATGAGCCCCCCATTTGGTACGACCAGCGCTTTTATTGGGGTCCAGAATTGCCTATGGATCATGGGCCATTAGTTGAACGGTGGACCGCGCAAACACGCACCACTGCAAACACGTTGCTGGCACCAACTGACTGGCAAGTGATTCGCGAGGCAGACAACGGCAAGCCCATGGACGCCGCCATCAAGGCCGAGCGCCAAGGCATCCGCGAGGTTGCTGGTACCAAGATTGCAGCCATCAACGCCACCGCCACCACCGCTGAGCTAGCCGCCTACATCACCAGCGCTGCATACTCAAGCTGGAGCGCACCGGAGCCAGAGCCAGAGGCGCCTGTGGCTGGGCTAAACTAGGGGCGAAGGTCGATTGCCGCCACGCCAGTGATTGAGATTCTCGCTGCTGCCGTTGGTGCCGTGATCGGCATTGCCGCTTCCGGTATCGGTGGAATGCTGCGCCGTGACAACGATGCCGCATCCGCAGTTGTACGCCTTACCGCTGCCGTAGAGCACATCGCTGGCGAGGTGAGTCTCATGCGCGGTGAAATGCGCGAAGATCGTACTGAGCTATTTGGTCGTATTGGCCAAATAGAGCAACGCATCGCGGCACTTGAAGCACAACGCTAACCCGAGGTTTTCCCATGGACGCTAACACCACTGCAGCTATTGCCATTGTCGTGGCCGCTGGCTCTGAACTTATTGCCCTAAGCCCATTAAAGGCCAATAGCTGGATTCAGCTAGTTTTGCAATTTGCACGGCTTGCCTTCCCCCGTCGTTGATATGGAACTCCGGGATTTTTTCCGTTTTTATCGTGGCTTGCCGCATCAAGATGCTGCAATTAAGCAGCTTCAAGATGCAATGCCAGCAGCATTGCTGACCCGTGACGCGGATTGGTATCAAACTTGGCAGGCTGGAGGAAAACAGGAAGATTTAAGTCAAGCGCTTCAGCTGATCAAAGAATTTGAAGGGTGTCAGTTCAAGGCCTACCCTGACCCATTGTCTGGCGGCGATCCATGGACTATTGGCTATGGCACAACCAGGATCAATGGCAAACCGGTGCCGCATGATTTGACAATCACCCAAGCCAAGGCGGATCAGTTGCTTGAGGCTGAGGTGCGTGAACTTTCTAATCACTTGGCTAAAACAATCCCCCATTGGGGGGAAATGACATCAAACCAGCGTTGTGCATTGGTTTCCTTTGCCTACAACCTTGGTGTTGATTTCTATAATTCCAGTGGATTTGAAACCATTAGCCATGTGATTTATCACAAGTTATGGGATCAAATGCGTGATGCACTGTTGTTATATCGCAATCCAGGCAGCAATGTTGAAGCTGGCCTCCGGCGGCGACGTGAAGCGGAGGCCAAATTATGGGGAGGCAACATATCAAAGCCAGATCGCGTTGAGTTGGTGGTGCCGTATGAATACCAAAACGATAACAAAAGCGGCACTGGCTACCGCGAATGTTTCTCCAGTAGTTGTGCGATGGTGGCCAAGTTTTATGGCAAGGTTGCCAGCGATGATGCCTATAACATTGTCCGCGATAAATATGGCGACACCACCGACAACCAGGCTCAAGTAAAGGCATTACGGTTTTTGGGTTTAAATGCCCGACTTGTGACCAATGCAAATCCTGCAATTTTAGAGGCCGAAATTCGTGCCGGCAGGCCAGTTCCTGTAGGTTGGTTGCACAATGGCCCATTGGCTGGACCTACTGGGGGCGGGCATTGGTCAGTGGTGACGGGTTTTAATCCGAGCCATTGGATAATCAATGATCCGAATGGAGAGGCAGATTTAATAAATGGTGGCTATACATCAAACTCCAATGGTAAAAACCAACGGTATAGTCGCACTAGCTTCAATCGTCGTTGGATGCCCGATGGTGCCAATAGCGGTTGGGCACTTTTAATCCAACTTGCATAATTTCTGTGATCCTTCCTGATTTTGAAATCCGCCATATGTGCCGTGAACACGGCATGGTGTTGCCATACGATGAAGAACTGCTAAATCCAGCAAGTCTTGATGTAAGACTTGGCGATCGTTTGATGCTAGAGGAACAGGAGCACATCGGCCTGCGAATCCACAGCATTGCCGACGCAACGGCCGAAGATCCATTCTTGCTAATGCCCGGTGAATTTGTCTTGGCTGAAACCCAAGAAGTTTTCAACCTGCCGGACGATATTGGCGCTCAATTTGTCCTTAAATCCAGCCGCGCCCGCCAAGGGTACAGCCATATGCTGGCTGGCTACTGCGATCCAGGCTGGCATGGCAGCAAGCTGACACTAGAGCTACAGAACGCCCGCAGGTTTCACCCGCTGCCCCTGTATCCAGGGCTCAAGATTGGCCAAATGGTGTTCCATATGCTGGCAGCCAAGCCAACGCGCACCTATGCGGTGACTGGCCGCTATAACAGCCAGCCACACGTCCAATCAAGCTTGGGCTAGTCAGCAAGCGCCTCGTCCTGCTCCATGTCGTAATCATCAAGCGCATGGGCCTCGGCCCATTGCTGCGCTTCTAGGTGACCGGCAAAAGGGCCGATCAGCACGTCTTCACCAGTGATCAGGTAGTAGGCCATGGGTCAAGGGAATGGACAGGTTTAGCGTAGCAATCCGTTACGCTAGAGGTAACGACGGCGGATTGATGGATCGTTATCTGGTCGAAGTCTCTGCCAAATTTATCTTAGATAGTGATCGAGAGCCGGAAGAACTTCCGGCTGATTTATATTCGCGTATTTCAGAATATATTCCAGACAATGATTTGATGGATTTAGAGGTAGAAGTTTTTTGTTTTCCTACCAATGGATCATCAAATTGATGGCTCTGAACTGGTTCCCAAAAAAACCAGCAAATCACGCTACCGGCAGCGCATCCTAAGGGCATGGGATAATTGCTGCGCTTATTGTGATGAGCCATTAGGCAAGAATGCAACGCTTGATCACGTTAAACCCCGCAGCCTAGGCGGTGAAACCGTTGAAACCAATCTGGTAGCCTGCTGCTTGCATTGCAACAGCATGAAATCATCGCATGATGTTTTCGCTTGGTATCGCAGCCAGACATTTTATTGTCTGACCCGTGAAATCCGACTACATGACTGGATTACCCGCGATCTGACATAGATTCGGCGTACATTTGCGCCATCCATAAATCTTCGCAATATCTACACACACCATTGCGGCAGGCTCTGTAGTACATTTCACCGCGTTCATTTTCTAACTGCTCAACGTAGCAATCATTAGTCACCTCGTACCGGGTCAGAATGGAAGTGGAACAGTTCACATCTGCGTGCAAATCTTCCACTAGTATGACAAGCCTCGGGAAAACCAAGGTCGCAGTTGTTTGCGCTTGGTAACCAATGGATGCATTCCCAGCATTTCCTTTTGTCGTCGTCTAGTTTGCCAGTGCGAAACTCATGGTAAACGCTTTGAGCTTTGATGACGGCCAAGCGTAAGCTCATCGTTTCCAGATCTTGTCGCATCTGTTGCGCTTTATTTGGGCCTAGTCTTATTCGGCATTGCCAATTGCTGGTCAGCTCATAGCGTTCCAGCACCAAGCGGCCACCGTGTAGTGCGATCATGGGAAAATTACGACCGCCTTAGTTTGGCTTGCACAGGTTAAGGCTGCAATTGGTCCAGGTACCATGCCGCCTTGCCGAGCGACTCAAGGCCGCCCTTATGCTTTTCGCGCCATAGGTATTTAAACGCATTGCCCTTGCAGAACCCTGCAAATTCTTCCGGCGTTAATGCCGACTTAATTGCATCAATGCATTCAATTTTTCCTTGCCGGTAGTGAGGTGGGTCATTAATTAAATCCATTTCCCAAATA